ACAAGCGGCAACTTCTTTCGCTTCCACAACTTCAATATCGAAGTATTTTTCAGCTTCTTCACCACTTAACCAAGTCTCAGCATCTACTAATTGCTGAATTTCTTCAATTTCAATACCTTCTTTTAAGTTTTCTTTGTATACATTCATGATTCCTGACTCAATGTTATCAAGGTCTTCTGCTGCTTTTCGGAAATCTTTCGCATTTCCTGCTGCATATGTCCAAGGTTTATGAATCATTAAGAAAGCGTTAGAAGGGACAACTACACGATCACCAGCTAAAGCAATTACAGAAGCAATTGAAGCTGCAACTCCATCCACATAGACAGTTTTTTGTGCTTTATTACGTTTCAGCATATTATAAATAGCTAAACCAGCAAATACAGAACCACCGCCACTATTTACATAGATATTTAAATTAGTTTTATCATCTAATTGGCTCAATATATTTTTCACATCATCGGGCATAATATCAGAATCATCCCATTTCCAACCTGTATTATTTATGATGTCACCATAGATAAATAAATCTGCTGACGATTCTGTTTGATTTTTAATAGTAAATACGTCCCTAATCGTCCTCACCTCCCTTCTGTAGTGCTCCTCCATTAGCTTTTGCTAATTGGTATTCATCAGCAATCTCAATAGATACATGGTTTAAGTCAACGCGATGTTTATCACCGTATTCCCCAATTCCATCCATGTCCTCCAGTTCCAGTACCTTATTAATCGAAAAAGCACCAGCATCTAACATAATTTTGTAAAATTCTGCTCGTGATTTAGAATCAGCACGTAATAAGCTTGTTAAATTAAACTTTAAGTAATATCGTTTTTGCTCATTAAACGAAAATGATTTATAAGAAAACTCTTCTTCATACTGAATAAGAATTGGGCTCAATGTATTTTGAATAAAATCCAAGGCTTGTTGCTCAATATTGGAGAAAGTAGCACGATCTAACTCATTAATCATGTGCAAAGGAATATTAAAGATATTCGCAATCTCGCCCTTATCAAATTTCATACCTTCAATAAATTGGGCATCTTTTAAAGGCATTCCAACCTTCTCAAATTCTAAACCAGCATCTAAAATAGCAATTCTTTGCGCATTATTTAATCCTGTATTTGCCTCTTCCCATGCATCACGAAGTACTTCTTTCGCTTCTTTACCAAGTGCTTGTTGCGTTTTTAATATCCCACTATGCGCTGCACCGTTTGTAAAGAACTTACCTTTAAACTTTTGTGCCGCCTGTGAGCTACCTATTGATTCTCTTGCAATTTGAATAGGTGGTTTCCCCTTTAAACCATCAGTAGACAATGTAGTAAGATGAATTATGTCATCATCAGGTATTTTTATAGGTGTTCCATCTGGCAAACTAGTGAGATACCATAGCTTATTGGTCTTTAGATCCACTGTGGGCGTTGTAACAGCTGGATTCAGTACCCATAGTTCTTTCGGTCTTCCATCCACACCCCAATGAATATTGATATAGGCATTTCCCCATGTATTACGGTGCGTTTCAATTAAATGTTTGAATTTGAATGGGCTTTGATAAGGATTTGGTCTTCTTTCTAGAACAAAAGACACTTGATGTACCTTATCCCGTTCCCTTCCCTTCGCTGTCTTTTTAAACGTTTGAAAAGGAAGCATCGCAACACTATTTGCAAGAATGTTAATGCACCGATAAACCGTCGGAACACCTAAAGAGGACTCAACCGTTACCTTTTCACCGCTTGCGGCTTGATATCCAAATAAACTTTTAAACCAAGGAGAAGGATTTTTTAAATCTGTCGTATCCTGATTTCTAAATAACTGCCGAAAAATCAAATGTTTCACCTCCTTTCTATCTTCTTATCATTACCACCCCCAGCATTGTGAGAATAATTCCTAATAGATACCATCCATAAATCGGATTAACAAAAAAAGTCGTCCCTACAATAATGGACAACCCAGAAATTAATAGAATATCTTCTAAAATACTTATGAAAAATAATAAGAATCGCATGTGATTCCTCCTAGAATGAGAAATCTTGACTTAAAATATAGGAGTTTAAGTCCATCTCACCAGAATTAAGCATGCATCGAACATGCGAGTTAATTACAGCCGCTATCGGATCAATTCTTTCTGTTGTTTTCGACTTGTCCAACATAATGTTTTCGTTAGCATCCTGTTTTGTTATAGCATTACTAGTTGCCCAGTTCAGTACAGGATTGTTGTTATGGATGACCTTCTTTTGATACACTTGTTCACGAAAATCCTTTGTAGGGCCTGATAAAGTTGCCATACCTTGACGTATCTCTATCATAGTATACCCTTCCGCCTCCATGTCTTGCATAAATTGTGTTGCGTTCCATGGATCGGCACATATTTCTTTAATCTTAAATTTATGATCTTTTTCCATATTTCTAATATGTGTTTTAATATATTCGTAATCAACTACTGCACCAGGTGTTGTTGTAATCCATTTTTGTTGTACCCACAGATCATAAGGGACTTTATCTGTTTGTCTCTTTTCAGCTAACGTATCTTCTGGCATAAAGCTATGACTAATTACGATATACTTATCATCCTTTTTAAACTCAAATGAGATACTTGTTAAGTCAATTTTTGCTGATAAATCGACACCTACTGTGCATTCCAATCCTTTTAATTCGGATAATTCCACCGTTTCTTTGCAATCCTTCCATTTTTGCATATCCATATAGCCATTTTCTTTCATATCCACCCATCTATTCATGTTTTTCGTAAGATAATTACGCATTTTCTCAGGCACATCAAGAGCTGATTGAAGTTCTCCTTTTAAGAAAGAACACCCTTCTTCATAACTACATAGGATTGGATTTGCTTTCTCCCACACCTCTGGATTCGTAATCTCATCATCTTTATCTAATTCATTAACCATGACAAAATATTCTTCGTTTTCAATATCAATATTAGGGTCCAAAATCTTAGAAACATATTGATACTCCACACGATAGCAAGGATGACTCAAATTGAAACCAGCTGTCGTTATAATCATCATGAGTGGATTCGGACGAGCGCCCGAACCTGACACCAGAACATCATAAATTTCAGAAGTAGGATGTGCATGATATTCATCAATAATTCCGCACTGAACATTCAGTCCATCACCAGATTTCCCAGCATCTTTTGATAGCGCTGAAATAAAAGAATCCGTTTTAAGGTGTTCAATTTTCCCATACGCAATATTGAACTTTCCTTTTAAATCCTCACATCCATTCATTTGTGCTTTAATTTCATTCCAGACAATTTTACTTTGTTCTGTTTTCGTAGCACCAATGTAGACTTCTGACATATTTTCACCAAATGCCATTGCTTCATAAGAGCCTACACACGCTAAAGATTGAGACTTTGCGTTTTTACGTCCAACTTGCCAATACGCCTTTTTAAATCGTCTTAATCCTGTATTACGATGAACCCATCCGTAAATATTACTAAATACGAAAATTTGTATGGAATGCGGTTCAATTCTCTGACCTGCTAATTTTCCTTTTGTATGTTTAAAAAGAGACATCCATTTTAAGAAACGAAGCGCTTTTTCCTCCTTAAAAACATATGGAAAATCTTCAGATCCTTCACGCTCAATATCTCTTAAAAATCGTTTACAAGCTTGTTTATGCTTCTGACAAGCAACAACTTCACCATTTAATACATCATCACAATAGTCCAACATCCATTGTCTGATCATGTTATACGTCAAACTCCTTCTCTACGTTTGTTTTCGGACCTTGTTTTATATTTGGAATGACAATTTTCGCTCTTGCACTCGGTGTAAGACCAAACTCAACAGCCAAAGCCTTCATTTGTTCATGCAACTGTTTCTTCTTTGTAAGTAGTGGATGTGGAACTTTATTAGTTTCAGCTGCCTTATTGGTATATTCAACAAGGAGTCCTTCTTCTCGGATAATTTTGGTGCATTCAACATAGTCAGAATAAGCATCGCAATACGTTGCTAATGCATTCACATCTATGTTTGTAATAACGTCTAGCTCCAGTAATTCACCAGCAATTCTCCTAAACTCTTTCTTTGCAACTGAATCTAACCACGTTGGTGGTTTTACCTTGTCCTTTTTTGCTTGTAACTGTTTTTCGGCTTTTAATCGCTGCTCAATTTCATCTTTTGTCAACCGATTTGTATTACCTTCTAATAAATGCAAATGAATCGGCTTCGCTTTCCTTCCTATGAGAACCACCTCCCTCGGCTGAACCCCCTTTTATAGAATAAAACGAACTTTTTACACGGAAAGCTAGGCGGCGGTCTCCAGGGAGTCGCCTTTTGCTTTTTCATGGTGGGGGGTTGTTTATGAATTTTTTCTTTCGAATTATTTTTTGTTTTTCTTTTCATCTTCTTTTGTTTTCTTATTGTGGCAAGCATGACAAAGTGTTTGTAAATTAGATGGTTCTAATCGTTTTGACCAATCAACACGAATAGGTATGATGTGATCGACTACATCACCTATCTTAATGATGTCCTTGCTTCTACATTGAACACATAGACCATGATCTCTACGATAAATAAGCTCACGCATATCCTTCCACAATCTTGAGTTGTAGAATGAACGTGAGCTTTTGTTTCGAATATGTTTGTCGTAATATCTTACAGTTTCTTTTTCCTTTTCGATATGTTTAGCACAATACTTATCCCGTGTTAGTTCGTTGCAACCTAACGACTTGCACGGCTTGAATGGTTTACTTGGCACCTTCCATCCTCTTTCTTAACCGTTTCATTTCATCCCCGATGGCCAGATTCTTTTTATTAATCCGTTCATGACACTTAGCTATATCCGCTTGGTGCTTACGAATCTTATCGTTCACATATGCAGCAACATGCTCATGGCCACAATGAGGACAAATATAGAAACACTTCTCAATCTTTTTTGGAAGCTGTGTTACTTGTGGTTGCATATCGTAATCTTCATTACAGTTAGAACAGTAGACCTGCATCTGTCTCACTCCCTTAGAAAGAATATTCCAATTATATATTTACCAAATAAATACAAGTTGTTATAATAAATTTAACATTGCCATCAGGAAAAGTGATTCGCCCCCATGCGAGTTACTTTTCCTTTTTTTATGGCTATTGTTTTAAGAATTCATCTACCGTTTTATCAAGCAAACTAATCATCGCTTCTCTCTTTTGCTTTGGCGTTGTATTATCTTGCATCTCGTCAAATATAGGAATTGCATTTTCTAATTTCTGTTTATCGATACGTTCATTTACAAGATCTGTTCCTAACATTGAAATGAATATACCAATTACCACAGCTTGTTCTTGTTTAGTTAGTTTCATTTATTCTCACCTACAATAGTAATCTTTTCCGCTTTGATTAAAATTCGTTCCGCATTCTGATCCACGACTGAAGTTTTACCATCCTTGCTAATAGTAGTAACTAAATTTGTTTTCATTTTTGTTTCCTCCTTATTTCTCCTTAACATGTTCTTAAAGCTATTTCTTTTTCTGTTTCTGTAATTCTCGTAACACCTTCAGCTATTTGCTTTCCATTTAAAAGAACAGGAACTTCTATTTCAATTGAATCGTTCTTGTTAATAAACCTACCCATAACCTTTTCTAACTTCTCGAATGCTTCCACACATTCATTAACTGCAGCAGTCAATTCCTTAACGTTATCTTTCGCTTCTTTTGTATCAACTTCTACCTTCACTGATAATGCGCTCTTTTGTTCACTCATCATTTATCCTCCCCAAAAATAAAAAGCACCCGAATGGATGCTTTTCTCTCAATTATTAATTTATATTTCGATTGCGGTACGTGAAGTTTTATCCTTTTTCCAATTACCTAATGTTGCTACATTCATCTACGCCAACATTATTAAGTAACTGGAAGAAGAGCAAAAGCTCTCCTTAATAACGGTATCATTCAATCATTACCATCTGCTTGTTGGTTTCGGATTTTATGCGCCGTTATTACGAACCGTTTAGAAATTTAGAAACAACAATAGTGAGTTGTGTTTTCCGCCACTTCTCACAATACAAATATATCACGTTGATTCCAAAACAACCGGCACATTTCCTGCCAAAAAGCGGTCACGACTCTGCCACTTATTTTATATTTCAAATTTTTCAATCTCACCTATTAGTTCCACTTGTACACCGAAGATACTTTTTTTCATTTCCGTCATCTTCTTTTCAATAATCCATTCTGGATAATTCAATTCTTCTAAAATACTTCTAAAATAATTTGGATTTAGCTTTAACATATTAGGATTCCTTCCAGTATTCCTTTTATACTTAATTACTGCTTCTAATAACTCTTCATTTAACATGAACCACAATTACCTCCCCCTTATATTTTATATTTATGTATATACACCATGCAATTCCTTGATACTACCAGTTACCCATATCTTATATTGTGTGTAACTGACCTCTTTGCTGAATCCCTTGGTATCATTGATTTCATTTACCTTTCTCTTTTGAGTTACACAGTACGAAAATTATGAGTAACTGCATAGGAATACCACCAGCATTTTGCAAAATAAACTAAGCTGTCCATGTGGACAGCTTAGTTGCATAATTATCGTTATTGGAAGAAAATAACTACAATTTATTTCACCCTAATTTCAAAATATTTATTACCGAAGATATTTAGGATTTTGTTGCGGTTGATTTTCTATTTCTTCAAATATATTTGGTTTACTACTCGTTTTTTGTTGAGTAGTTGCAGCCGATGAAACTACACTATGATCTGAAGCTGCTGTCTTTAAAAAATAACTATCCATAAATTCTTTAAAATCCCCTACTGTTAACGGCTTAGCATCTTCTTTTAGTTCATAACCTAATTGTCCATTTGGTTCAAGTGTTGCTGTCTTGACATCTTTAATGTTGGAAATTCCTTGATTACGCAATCTTATTTCTAGTTGGTCAACTGTTAAGCGTAACTTTTTTAAGTTCTGGATATTTAGTGTACCGTTCTCAATTACTATTTTTGATTTTCCTGTAATAAACTTTTCAAAAGCATTCGATTTTAGTTGCAGGTATTCTAAAATGACAACGGAAATTACAAAGATAGCAGCGCCCACAATAGCTTTTATTATACTTTTTTCTACAATAGGTTGAACAATAATTGTACCAATTGATATCATTACAACAGTTTGCGCTAACGTCATTTGAGAGATGGATTTTCTTCCAGCTATTCTGAGTAGAAAAATACCGGCTAAAATCAAAACAAATGATTCCCAAATATAACTCATATTATCACCTTTTTATAAATAGTATTAGTCTGTTTTAAAATATACATAAAAAACAAATCTATACTTTTTAATACAATTAAATAAAGCTGGTTAATATCTTTTTGTTTTAGCACATAAAATCATTTCTTATTTTTGAGTACCACCACATGTATATCCTATTCACGTTTATTTCATATAACGCATCATTATCAGTAGCAAGAAAAAAGCAATGATTAGATTTTAAACCTAGTCATAGCTTTATCCATTGCATCTTGGTTTACCCCTATATAACGTAATGTGACTTTCTCTGACGAGTGATTGAATATCTCCATAAGTAACGCTATGTTTTTCGTTTGCATGTACATATGATAGCCATACGTCTTTCTCAACGTATGTGTTCCTATTTCATCTAACCCGAACTCTGCAGCTGCTCCACTTAATATCTTATATGCCATACTGCGCCCAATAGGACGATTCTTCCCCTGTCTACTTTGTAATAAATATTCATGATCTTCTCTTTCTTCAATAAACCATTTAAGCTCCCTTTTAAGAGATGCGGTAATTTGTATTCTTTTCTGCTTCCCTGTTTTCTTTTCCCTCATGGATATATGACTGCTCTTAACATCTCCTACCTTTAATTTCAAAATATCTGAGATTCTAAGACCTGTATTAATACCCATAATGAAGAGAATGTAATTACGTAAGCTCTTTTCCTTAAAATACTCTTTAAGCTGCTGTATTTGCTCTGGATCACGTATCGGTTGAACAAAATTCATTATTCATTACCTCCCTTTTCTTCTGTCTCGTAAACTTCTAATCCAAGTGCAAAAGCAAGTTTATAAAACGCTTTAGACTTCCAACGTCGATAAGTACGCTCTGACATCCCTATTTCGTTATAGACCATGTAATCACACACGTCCTCATCTTCTAAATAACGTTTATAAATAATATCTCTCTGAATACTTCCTGCACGTCCGTTCCCTAATCGATTTAAAAACTGGTCAATGCGTACTGACATTCTTTCAAGCCACTCTTCTCGTTTACTTTGTTGAATATTTGCTATAGCAACATCTTCTAACGGTTTGCCAACTGCATGTGTAGGACCGTGCTCACGTATTTCATAAGAAGGAGTGACTTGCATTTCTTTACGCATCATCCCAAATTGTCTATGTATACGTACGCTTTCCAACACACCTTCTAACTCCTCTTGTGTCGCTGTTCTATCAATTTTTGGTAAGAAAGATAATTGTTTAGTCATGTAAGACCACTCCTTTTTATTTTTTAATTACTTTTGTCTTAACGCTCCACGTCTACGTTCATAACGTGGGCCATGAATTCCCATTAAACCTTCAATGTCACGAGTACTTAACTTCTCTTTTCGCTTTTTCTTAGTTTTCTTTTTCATTTGATTTGATTGTTTTTTCCACTCACGTAATTGATCCTTAAGTGCTTTCATAATTCCCCATCTCCCTTTCCAAAATAAAAAGGACACCTATTCTTAAAACAGCCTTAACCGCTGCTTTAATGAATTGGTGTCCTCTAGTTTTCTAGCCGGACTATATTCTGTTTGCATTCATTTTAAAATACCAGCTTGTACAAAAATGTTTCTCCAAGCTTTATTAATTTGATACTTCTCCACTTCTTTCGTACGACGAGCAATTGCTTTTCTAATCTTTCTTTTCTTCAAAGCTTTCATTCTCCCAACCTCGCTTTAAAAGGATTATTTTGTTGAATTTTTTACTACCAATCATTAAAATATCTTATAATTGTTATATGCAAACTTATTTTTAGGAGTAGATAGAATGCCAGTTACACTCGAACTTATTCTTTTCATTCTTATAGCAATTAGTGCTGTTGGCTATTTGATAAAAGAATCTCAAAAAACTAAGAAAAGAACCCTCGGAATTTCACTAGAACTTTTAGTTCTTTTCTGTTCAATATGGAGAATATCGACTATCATAATTCAAATTTTAGAATATAATCTCTCGTGAATAAAACTCAATATTCCGTCAATAATATAGATAGGCGATAGCCAAAACCCATTTAATGAAGTCCCTAGCCTTTCTCCTTGTTCCCCCTTGGAGATGAGCAGTTAGTTTTTGCTAGCTGCTCTTTTATTTGTGACCGTTATAAGTAGGTTTTCATACACTATAGTCAGTCCTTTCTTATAATTTAAGCTCGTCACTTTAATTATAAAAATAAGCTTAAGTCCTATAACTTTTTCTGATATCATTCATAATTTATATTTGAAAAAGTTGCTCTGTTTTGTAAAAGGGTGGTTGCGGAAACAACCGCCTTTTTATTTATGACAAAATGAAATTTTTATAATTAACTTGCTTTCAACTGCCCCTGCAGCATATCAAGAAGTACTTCAAATATTGCTTCCAAAACATCAACTACAATACTGTTGCCTGCTAATGCGTATAATGTTGCGTTCCGCTTTCCTGGCTTTGTTGGAAACTCTTTTAGCATAAGCTCGTAATCCTCATCACCGAATCCTAATAATCTCCAACACTCACGTTCTGTTAAATATCGGTACCTCGGTTCACTTAATCGGATAATCCCTGCATTTGGGCAACGATCTTGCCTTTCGGTTATTGTGTAGCAATACTGATCAATTACATCTAGCTGCCGTTTATAACTACCCGTTGGATTTGGATTGAACTCTTTAATTTTGTTCAGCATCGATGGAATATTGATTAGATACTGCGTTGGAATTTCATCATCCGGTCCATATTCCATATATTCTTTAATATCCCTCATTGGTTTAAATCTCAATTTATTAAAATCAAACGCTTTGCCACCTAATAACGAGATACAAAATACTCTTTCTCTTGCATGTGGTACTCCGAATTTCCTAGCGTCCAATACATCATACGAATTTGTATAACCTAGCTTCTCCATTTCTTCCAGATAATAATTGAATACTGGTACTACATTACGATCCAGCACACCTTTCACATTCTCCCAAATGATAACCTTAGGTCGCCACTCACCCATTTCTTTAATTATCCGCAGCGTTTCCAACATCAATTGAGAACGTGAATCTTCAGCATTTCCTTTGCGCGCCTTATTCGCTCGACTGTTATCTTGACAAGGTGACCCATGAACTAAAATATCAGGCTTTAAATTCCATCCTCTTACATCCTGCGGTTTATGTAGGTGGTCGTATAGAGCGTTATATGCTTTTACTCTATTAGCTTGCCATTCTACATAATCAATTGCTTTATAATCTATTCCTAAATTAACAAGTGCCTTTCTTGGTGCACCGATGCCTCCGAACAATTCAAGTATTTTAATCAAAGCCACCCCTCCCTTCTTGCTATTAAAATAGCGTTTTTGTTCAGTCCTATCACACCCGAGACATATAGACAACTATATATTAAGGTGTTAAAATGTTATTGTGATTCCCATATGGTTTCACAAACGACTTTTTCTCTGTTCTTGGGGCTTTTACGTAATAGTAAGAGCCATTTTTTTATTCAAATTACGATTTTTTTCACGTTTTTGATACATTTATGAAACATTCATGTGTTATCTTCAGTAGGTTCTATTCTTTTTATAAAGTCGTGTGAGTTATACCAAAACAAGAAGCCCTAGAACCCTAACTCTAGGGCTTTCTTCATTTAAAATAACGATTTTATTAAATTTTTTATACAAATTGTACATCCTTTATTAACTTGTTACTTTTATTTTCCCTGGAAAAATAATAAAGTTTGTTTGTATTTTTTATTACTGCCCATTTCCTCTCATTCTGCATTCCTATAAATAGACAACAGCATAGGATAAACAGGAAATGATAAAATCATGAGAGGAGCTTGGATATGCAATATAATCCACGTTATTATCAATGTCAAAGCTCAATGGATTGCTTCTGGAATAACAATAATTGGATTTTCGGTTGGAATCCTTATTATTACAGTTACAACAATAATGCTTGGGACCACAACCGGAATCCTTGTTGTGAATATGTTAGATTAACAGATTATGGAACTAAACCATTTGTATTGAATATTAACCAAGCCACTAAACAAAACAATACTTACCGAACCGCTATCTGGACAGGAAAGAACTTACAAGTAACTTTAATGAGTATTAATGTTGGCGATGACATAGGTTTAGAAGTACACCCTACAACTGATCAATTCATACGCATTGAAAAAGGTCAAGGACTCGTTCAAATGGGTGATAGCAAAGATAAATTAGATTTTCAAGAAATGGTCTATGATGACTATGCAATTATGATACCTGCTGGAAAATGGCATAATGTAATCAATATAGGGAATATACCACTTAAAATTTATTCTATATATGCACCTCCAGAGCATCCCTATGGTACAGTTCATGAAACAAAAGCGATTGCCATGTCTACTGAAACAAATCGGTATTACTAATAAGAAATTGTCTTAGTCTTAAACAAAATTATTGCTTAAATACTTCAAAACCATAAAAAATTTAAAATAACTCTTAGTCAGAGAGCCACTTAAAAACCACTCTTTAATTTTTAAATAAAGATTTCATCTAAATCCATTCACTAACCTCATACCATGACATACAATAATAGTGCCTTTCTATATAATGTGAGTTCGTCACTGTCGTTATAATGAGGTATAAGGAGCGCTCTCGATTAGCGCTCTTTTTATTTAAATAAAGATTTTATTAAATTCCGTCACCATTAGGCAAAAGCCACGTATATTATTATGGATTGTTATTCATAGTTTTGGACGGAGCACCCTGGTCAGGTGCTCTTTCTTTATACACATTTAGTAAACATCTTTATTACAAATGAATACCTATTTAACAATTAAAACCTTTCTATAAATCGTATACAGTTCCATAAGGGATTGTTGAAAAATATATCCCATCCCCTGAAATTCCTGTAGGGTTATAATATCCACTAGGTATATAGTATGGCTGCATATCCAGATACATAGGCGGCTGCATACTTTCATACATTTGTTGTTGCATTTGCAACGCTTGATGAACAGCTTGAACTGTACTATGTGCGGCACTATGTGTTATAGCATGAGTCCCAACTGCACCATGAGAATGTACTCTAATTTGATTACTTATATTCGAATAAAGCATTTCCATTCAGCTCGCTTTCATATAAATCGCTACAAAACATATTATGAAGATAAAATTTATATTGTTAAATAAGAATTCAATTTACTAATTCGCTATGAAGTAAGAATTTCGTTTTACTTTTGCTAGCTACTCTTCCCTTGTATAAATGCACCTTTTTTACATACCATATTAAAACCCAAATAATCCTCTTTTAGGGGGGAACTAATATGAATAAGACATTAAAATACATTTCAATCTTCTTTATTGCGGTGTTTTATATTGTAATTATGGGCTGGATTGTCTATTTAAACTTTGTTTAAGAGTATTTTATTTCTCCAAGCAAGAAATCAATCTAAGATTGAAGAACATAAGCATTTATAATTAGGCATAAAATTCTTAGATGTAATTTTCTCATGTCAATTAGCTTTTACTAACTGCTCTTTTGTACTAAATCAATAATGAAATTTTGGTCTAAATTCTTTTTCACATCATATAATTCTAACCTAGACGTTCCGCTCATAAGATTTATCTCCTACCTTAAAGAGTACTGATGCATGGTACTCTTTTTAGTTTCCTTATCCCTACAAAATAAAATTTTTATTATGTTATTTGTATAACATTTTTGCTTCTACTCATACTATAGTTGTAACCTTTAGTTACACTTTATTGTGGGTATTGTTCTTGTTGGATGATAAAGCAGTTAGTTCATTGATCTAGCTGCTTTTATCATTTTTACTGATCTTTATCATTTAGTCTCACCTTTCTCTAAAATAAGGATTTTATGAATATCTCTATTTCTTAATTTAATAATTCATGTTAAAATCATCTCATATCAATCTTTTTACTTTCACTTTAAAGATGATACTTCGATTGTGGTCCTAGTTTACTAGGGCCTCTTTTTTATTTTTAAAATTTTATTTAAATCCATTAACCTATCTCATGTTTTGACATACAATACTACTACCTTTCTGTATAACGTGAGCTCGTCACTTTCGTTATAATGAGGCATAAGGAGCGCTCTCGATTAGCGCTCTTTTTATTTTTTGTCAAATAAGAATTTTGTTAAAAATTAATTCACTCTTTATTTACAAAATCCATATACTTATACAGACTATAAAAAATAAAAAATATAGTTCTTGGTCGAAGAGCACCGTTAGGGCAAATGGTGCTCTTTTTGATTCAAATAACTATTTTGTTTGGTTTTCACCTTTCAATCTCTCAATTTCCTTCTGTTGTTCCTTAATTATTCTTACTAGTGGCGATATGCGTTCACCTATATATCTCATGTAAAAACCGTTACTGTCATACGCTACAACATCACTGTAAATACCTTTTACAGTACCTCTGCAAATATCTTTCAGCTCGGACTTTTCCATCATTGCACCCCTTTTCGTTTAAAATAACGCTTTTGTTTAGTTTTGCTCATTAGTTTCTCTGAACCACGATACATTAGTTATCCTAGTTAACTCGTATTTACATTGAATACATAACTGCGGGACACTTATTACAACTCTTTTACCACACCTTACACATGTAGATTTCAATCATCTCCACGCTCCTAATCAGTTGTCTATCCAAATAACACTTTTATTTAGTATTCTGTTGACGCAATGATGCATGGACTTGTAATGTTGTTTTGTTTTATCACCCATTCAAAAGTTCTTAAAACACATGTCTCCCCACCTCTACGGAATACGGGTTCAATTGTGGCTATCCGTTGTTCTTCATCAGGTAAGTCATCAATGCTGATATGAATTTTGTCTTGCAAACTAACTTCACCCTCAAAGTATTCATTGATTTCATCATCCTCAAATCCACATTCGTTTTTATAAAATTCTTTTGCCTGTTCTTCTGTTTCGGCACAAACCGTATCACAATCATTCATTGCAAAAACTTTCATCATATCTATTTCCCTCCACTTTTTAATAAAATTCAAATTTGGTCTTACTTTACATCGACACGTGCTTGACTTGCTTCTCGACTAAATCCATCTGGATATCTTTTAGCTAATTTAGCGATATTCATTTCAGCAATATCTTGTAACGTATATCCCAGTTCGTGCGCCATAATTGATAAATAATACAGAATATCTCCAAGCTCTAAAGCCAATTTATAAGTGTTCCCGTCTTCTTCCCCTGGACAATGCGATGGTTGGAAACCATGCCCATGATAAATTGCTTTTTTAACAATATCAGCAACCTCACCAGCTTCTCCCGTAAGTCCTAAAGCCGCATTTGAAACACGTCCTCCAAAATCAGTTTTGTTATTCCAAGTACGTAATGTTGCTTCCTGATAATCGTTTAATTCCCCAATCGATAAAATGCTTGCAATCTGTAAAACCGTAGCTTCTTGTAAAACCTGTTCACCTTTTCTTGCTTCACTAATTAATTTAGTTGCTTCCAATACACCATTTTCCATAACGTTCATTTTCATCTACTCCTCTTAACTAATATTTTTATTTTTAGACTTAGCTGGTGTTGTCGCTGCTTTTATCGGGTCCCATCCATAACTCAATCTAGATCTGAAAGTACTAGCGCTTATGCCGTTTGATTCAGCAATCTTAACAAGCTCCTTCCTATCAGTTTGTTTGCGGGTTGGAATACTTGCAGCATCTTTAGGATCCCAACCGTTATTTACCCTACTGTAAAAGGTGCTTGAATTAATTCCATTTTCCGTCGCTAATTTTAACCATTTATTGTATTTTCCTTCGTTCATATGCCAATATGTTCTCGGTGGTGTAGTCAAAGCTTCTTGTAAGTCCCAACCGTATCTGTACATTCTCATGTAAAGAACCCTTCTACTAATACCATTTGCTTCTGCTTGCTGATATTCCTCATCAGTTAACCATCGATTGAAAGCCATCAATTTCCCCTCCTAATCTAGTTCCAGAAATTCTGCTCTAGTACGTTTCGAATTAGTTATCCTAATCTTCTGAATACCTTTCCCATGCTCTTCTATAGCTGCATTCCAAGCTTCAACTTCAGTTTTAGCATCAAAACAATCCATCTTTTGCCGTTCCTCTTTATCGTAAAAATGCACTTCGTAGCTTGGATTCAAAAACTTTTCACTGGTACTTATTGCGTCATAGTTGAAACTACCCATAACATCATCAATAGTTAATTGCTTCATAATCGCATCCCCAGTTATTTTATTTTTTCTGTGATGGTAGTTGAAACACGATCAACTTTCCCACCTTGCCAAGTGATTACTTGTTCCCCAAACCCTGTTACTGGAGGATTCAGTGGAGTAACCTCACCATTTTTAACCACATAAATTTTATTATCAGTAACATCGATTTCAATTTTCGTAGGCTTCATACGACTGAAATCCTCCTTTTCTTGTTAACTAGCTTTTGGTTGTTTGTTTCTTTCTAATTCTTGTTTCATTGATTCAAATTTTATTAACCATGCTTGCCAACGCTTATCGTTTTCCACTTGCTGTCGCTTTGCCACTTCACAATTACAACCGTTCGTTTCAATTACACCCGGATAAGTTTCTTTACGAATAATCCCTGTATCATGACATAATACGCACATTTTTATTTCCTCCTTTTATGCTTCGATAAACCTTTGTAAACGTTGCTTTGCTATCTCTCTTCTATAGCTAGCGGCTTCATTTTTTACGGTTAGACTTGTCTCAACCATTCGGTCATATGAACGTTTCCCAACTTGATTTTTCAGTTCTTTTGGTTCTAAATTACTCGTATATAGAGTAGGGAGTTCTTTTCTATACCGACCATCAATAATATTGAACAATTTTTCTTCTACCCATTCCGTAGTTTTTTCTGCTCCAATATCATCTAATATAAGTAAGTCGCATTCTAAAAGTGCTCTCATAATTTGTGTTTCATTCTCTTTGTTTTCACTATTGAATGTGCTGCGAATACGTTGTAATAATTCTGGAACGCTTTGAAATACGACAATGTATCCTTTTTTAGAAAGCTCATTTACAATCGCGGCTGCTAAGTGTGTTTTACCATTACCAGGTTCTCCCCAAAGCATTAACGATTCCCCGTTCCACTCTTTAAAAGTCTTTACGTATTTCACTGCAACTTTATAAGCTGTCTCTGATCCATTTCTATCTAGAAACGATTCAAATGTACTTTTGAAAAACCTTTCTCCTAAGTTACTAATGCTGAACAACTTTTCTATTTCTCTCTTCTTAGCAAAATTCTGAGCTTCACGTATTTTGGCTTCTTCACGTTCTACAACACACTCACATGTAGGAAGTATTTTATTTTTAATACGTAACTGCGGAACTTCTACAGTAATTGCTGCGATATATTTATTACAATGTTCGCATGTATACCCTTCTGTTTCTTCACTACAAGCCGATGTATTCACTATCCGAGTCATCACTCTTCCGATTGATTCCGACACGCTTTTTCACTCCTTTATTTCGTTGATATTCCGTTTCTAAAGCATCAACATCTTTTAAAGTTTTCACGTTATTGTTAACCCACTGTTTTAAAATGCCCTCAGCATAATTCCATTTCTTCTGTTGTTTCAAAGCACGCTCCATAGCTGCTTGTACAAGTTCTTCGCTTGTATCGTTTACCCATTGTGAAATATTTTCGGCTATGAACGAATTTAAAATCCCGAAATTATTTTCGTAGAAAGAGAAGATGCTACTACTACTTTGTATATCAGTACTTGGTTCTTTAGTATTTAGTTCTTTAGTACTTAGTAGCTCGGGATTTTCCACCGGTGGTTTTTCCTCTGGTGGCTTTTCCTCTGGTGGAATCTCCACTGGTGGCTTTTCCGCCACTGGGTCATTTTGTGGAACTTCATATATGATTGTTTCCCACTTAATAATTTTGTTGTTATCATCTCTCACTGGAAATCTTTTAAGATACCCATATTCCTTTAGTTCTTTCATTCCAGCTCTTAAGCTATCTAGCCCATCCTTTGCATGCCTAGATAATTCTTCTCTATAAAAAACCCAATCATCAGGAAGTGTAAGAATATACGCTAAAATCCCTTTTGCTTTCCAACTTAATCTTTTATCTTTAAGACCTGTATTATTTATTGTCGTGTAGTTCTTATCTTTATTAACTCGAAAAGTAGCCATCCATTTACCTCCTTGTACAAACCGCTACATATGCATTTCCACTTTTAAGAATGCGTTGAATTTCATAATGCGGATAACCAACATTGAAATACTGTTCAATCATTTGTTTCAATTCATCTTTGTTTTTTGCTAAACCCCAAAACTTATTGGATAATAGCACTTGATATTCAATTAAATGCATGTACTATTTCCCTACTTTCCGTGATATACTTATAACAACTTGTTTTTTCTAAAGGACCCATTGCCGTGGGTCTTTTTATTTTGTTTTACGTCACTCCAAGCCCATCTTTTTATCGGTTCGTAAGTAATGTAAAGTAGCAATACACTAAATGCGATAAACATTGCGAATGCTACTAATGACATTGTATCTTCCACTAAATCACCTCCTTTTGTGTTTCAAGCCAAGCTTCTAAATCCTTTTGTAGGAAAAGTAATTTGCGTCCCTCCCTAATTACTGGAAACTGTGGGTGACTTGCTAATTCATACATTCTACAGACAGCGATGTTAAGATAATCAGCTGCTTCTTTCACCCTCATTACCTTGTTTGGTTGTGATTGTTGTTGAAACTGCGCTAAAGCCGCTTGGATTTCTTCGCGAACTACTTCACGGATTGAATCTTTAATGATTTGATCTAATCCCATTTTGTTTTGCTCCCTTCGAAATTTATGTAGTTAAAATTTATTGGATATACTAGACATGATAGTCTCCTTTAACAAGTAGCCCTAAAGGCGACTTAAAGTGTAAAAAAAATCCCCCCTTTTACTTTATAAGATCGTTAATTGATACACCATAAAGTTCAGAAAGCTTTTTTAATTTCTCTACTGATAATCCTGTTTCACCTTTTTCAACATTATGATATGTACGCTTGAACTTCAGGCCTAATGCCTTTGATACATATTCTAGCGAATGCCCATTTTCCTGTCTTAAAGATTTAATTCGTTGTGTATTTAGCATTTAAGTCACCACCTTCAACTTCTAAATTTAGTATAACCAAAAGTAGTCCATAAGACAACATTTTGTTTTTAAAAATTTATTTTTTATTTTTACGTTGCCATCAGGGCTACTGATTGTTACATTTAAACTAGATACTTTTTATAAGTAGTGTGAAAGGATGTTATAAATGAATATCATAGGGGAGAGAATATTTGAGCTAAGGAAAGAAAAAAAGTTAGTTCAAGAAGAATTAGGCAAATATATAGGTGTCAGCAAACAAACTATATCTAAGTACGAAAAAGGGACAAAAATTCCATCACGTGAAAACATTGAAAAATTGGCTGATTTTTTCAGTGTACCAGTTGATTATTTATTAGGTAAAAGTGATAGCACTAATAAAAGTAGTAATAATATAAAAGAAATTTTTGAAAGTGACGAATTACATTGGGATGGTAGAAAGTTATCTCCTGATGAGATCGAAAGTGTCAAAGCGCTGTTAGAAGTTGCTATTTCAAGAATGTTAAAGCAAGAAAAAAAGGATTAGCATGAGGCTAGTCCTTTTCTTATATTCATAAGATGCTTTATTTCATTTAATTCATTTTCAGTAATAAGTCCTTGTTTACGTAATTTTTCTAATGCGTGGCGAGTATCATTTTTCGAGACTGTATCACCTAATAAATATGTAATCATTGATTTTATTTTCTCTTCACTTTCCCTTAACAATACTAACTCCCCCATCCACATAACTATGTGATTTAATCAACAAACTATGCATTTTTGTAACGGATTCCAAAAATGCATATGCCGTAAAAAGCACTCAAGACGCTACTTATTAGTAGCGTCTTGAAAAATAATAATTATATTTTTAATGAGTTCCTGGGTCAACCATCATATATATTGTTTCTGTTTTGCTCGAATATGCTTGTGAAGTATCTTTATTTTGTTCAACCGCCCCAAGTAACCCTAAAACACATACCATAGTAAGAATAAATTTCTTCAACCTACTTCACTCCCTCTTTAATTAAAACACGTGTAATCAGATTCGAATAGAATACATTCCCATTATTCGCAAATTTTTCTAATGCTTCTTTGAGAACCATTATATCATTACCATCCACATAAAATAAATAATATAATTTAAATGCAGACAAATCTTTTCCTTGTTTTTTTAAATTATCGAAATAGAATCTAGCCTCCATTCCTTCTCCATATTTAGCATCATAGAAAGCTTTTTCTGCTTCATCTACAAACTGCCATTCTATCTTATCTAAATTTATCCCATATTCAATTCGTAAAAATGCTAGCGTGCCATGTACCGCACGATATAACTTACTATAAGCGGTAATGCCTAACTTTTTAATTAGCTTTAAACTTTCTAAAAAGTACATTTCTGCCTGTAATGGATTTTCAAATATAAAAGACTCTGCTAAACAACTCAATGCTTTTGCTTTTATAACTGAATTTTCTGGAGCGCTCTTAATAATGTCATTACATATTTCCCTACATTTTTTTATATTATTGCTAAATAAATTTATGTGAGACTTGCGATCCTTGTGTTGCAAATCCAAATGTTTTCTTATAAATGAATTTTCCACCAAAGATAAGTTATAATCGATTTTTTTAGAATGCGGAACCATAGCCATAAAATTGCTACTATCATACAATGCAAATCCATGTAACATATCCACCACTATTTGATAATCAGCGTTTTTTGAATAAGATAGTTCATTTAATTTTTCTTGTAATTTTTCCCCTTCTAACTTACGTAAATTTCTTTGATTATATAAATCATACAATTGCAAGTACTTGTTTATTTTCCCTTTTGCATCACTGTTAATGTGTTTTTTTATTAACTTCTTCATTAATTGATATTCACCGACGGTTTGACAATACGAAAGTGCTTTTTTTATATTTAAGTCACTCTCACAAACCATTATAAAATCTTTAATTTTTCTTCTACGCTCTATCCAATTCGGATAAAGATCTGAAGCAATTAATAAGAATGACTCTAACTTCATTTCTTTAATTTTTCCGTTTAATATCCTATTAAGATTTGTCCTATCTATCTCTGCCTTTTTCGCTAATACACCGACATCCAATTTGGCATAATTGATATGTTCTTGTAAGTTCTTTATAAAGTTCTTCATTCTAAAATTCCCTCCTGATAAGAACCCAAAACACATCCCTTATTTCTCAATAGGAAAATGAACCATAATTCTTTTTATACTTACGAAGTATGGTATACTATGTACTGACTCATGGAAACTTTTCCCTATCTAGGCTAGGGCGAAATGTTATAGATGTGTGGCCTCACATTTATAACACCGTGGGTCTTTTTTTTATTCTTTTTTTTATTCTTTTTTATTCCTTTTTTATTGATTTCAGTTTATCACAAGATTTAGAATGTTCATTCCAATTATAGTCAAATCATGTTGAGAAAGTTTTTTTGTAAAAGTCCATTTTTTCACTAAGAATATTTTACCATTACAAGAACATTTGTTCTAGTTTTTTTCTTAATGCACACCAAATAATTAAGCAGATTCATTTATAACGCCAAATTATTTGGTATATATAGTCTAAAAATAATGCCTTATTTATAATAAAGGCATGAATACATTTGGAGAAAATTTAAAAAAGTTTAGAAATAATCGTTCTTTAACACAAGCTGAATTTGGCGATAAAGTTCAATTGAGCCGGAGTCAAATCAGTAATCTAGAAACAAACTTCAATGAGCCCGATTTAGATTCGCTAGACCGTATCGCGTCATTCTTTGATATCTCTGTCGATACGCTGATGGGCCGAAAATTCACGAAAAGTGAAAGGCAATTAGAAGATGTTCTCGATGAAATTCAAACGGTTTTCGCAGGCCTGGATGAATCTCAACGAGAGCAATTCTGTAAACAACTCGTTTTATATGCAAAGTTCCTTAAAAATCATAATGAGCTGTTATGATTTGATTGTAGAAGAAATCTTTTCCAATCGCAACGGTAAAAAATAACATATTTTTACCAACAAAAAAGAGAGCATTGCGCTCTCTTTTTTATATTCCTGTTCCTGGGTCTTTCATGTATCCGCTACCTACACCAGGATCATACATACCCATTCCACCGCCTGGACCATAAGATAACGGACCTCCACCTGTGCCACCTGGATCAGAAATTATTTTCGATCCTCCAGGGTCTTTTATGTAACTATTCACTTCGTTATCCCCCTTTATTATACACCTGTACCTGGACCTAAAATTAATTTCCAT